GGGTCTCCAGTTCATTTCCGCCATACTCTTTGCCATTATTTATTCCTCTCATGGTTGCTTTGATTGCGCTCCACGCGCTCACGAAAATACAGCTTTGCCCGGCGGTTGAAGTCGGGCCACGCCAGCGGCAAGCAACGCCGCAACGGATATTCAATTGCGAATTGCAGCGTGAAGCATTTCGGCTCTATGTCCGGTAGCCGTTCTACCTTGCCGTCAATCTGGCTCATTATTCCGCCTCTGTTGTGGCGCGCTGATCCGCATGACCTGTTTGACCCGCTCGGGCGGCATATCGTTTTGCCACTGACTAACCGCCTGCCTTGTGACTCCAAGCCGCATCGCCAGCGCGTAATCGCTTTTCAGGCCGAGCAGCTTTTTTGCTTTGTGTTTGTCCATGGCGCAATAATAATCTAATTGACGTAAAGTGTCAAGCATGGCTGTTCAACCGCAAAATCAGTGACTTACGTGGGGCTTGACGTTAAGGCGGAATCGCGCTATACTGGCCCCGCAAATCAGAAAACACACAGGAGCAGGGAATGAGCGCAGCAAATAAATTAGGCAACGAATACCAACAGGCAATCAGCGAAATTTATGATCGCACCCCGAAAGCTGTCCTCGCCGCGATCGCTGTCAGCTACGCATCATGTGGCGGCGACAACCTGGACGAAGCGCAAGCGGCGATATTGGCGGAGTGGAACGCTCTCCACTGGAACGGGATCGTTCCGCAGAAGCCACCGAAGGTGGCGGCATGACCTACACAGTCACGCTAAACGCAATCCGCGAGCACTCGCCATGCGAGAGTTCATGGCGCAAGCTGGTCAAATCCCTCGACAAGACCAAGGCCGACGATACCGAAGTAAGCCTGACTTACATCCTCGATCTGTTGGGCTTGGATGACGCACTTTGGGCGCTCCGGGCGCTGCCAGACGAATACGATTCAGCGGCCCGGTTGCTGGTTTGCGATCTAGTCGAACCGGCGCTGCAATACGCGGATGATCTAAGACCGATCAAGGCTGTTCAAATGTCTCGGGGGTTTGCTCTTGGGTCAGTTTCTCGTGGCGAGCTCGACGCCGCACGGGTCGCCGCATGGGCCGCCGCAGGGGCCGCCGCACGGGCCGCCGCAGGGGCCGCCGCACGGGCCGCCGCATGGGCCGCCGCACGGGCCGCCGCAGGGGCCGCCGCACGGGACGCCGCATGGGCCGCCGCACGGGCCGCCGCATGGGCCGCCGCAGGGGCCGCCGCATGGGACGATCAAGAGGCAATATTCCGCAAATGGGCGGGCGGAGGGTGAATCATGATCTACCGAGACTATGAGCCTGTATTCCCATGGGTGCCGATAGCATTTTGCTGCTTGGCCTTGGCCTTGCTGATCATCGCGGGCGGTGCGGACTATGCAGACGAAGTGCTAGCCGAACGCCACTACTGCCAGATGGTCGAGCGGTGGAATGAGTCGGGCGGCGAAACCGGATGGCCTCCGCATAGGCCGGAGATTGATTGCGAGGAAAATGGAGAAAACAATGACTAACCACAGAACGCAAGACGACATAGACCTGATCCGCAGATGCCGCATCGCGGTCGGAGCGGAATTGCTCGGCTCCGAGGTCTGGATGAGCGAGCTTGACGCGGATGCAATCGCTAAGAGCGCGTGCCACCGTGGTCACCTGCTGGCATACGCGATCTTGGAGGCCGAGCGTATAGACCGCCGGCCGACGGGTGAGCTGCTGCGCGAAATCAACGGGGACAAAGAGAAATCAGGACTCGAGCGCGGGGGTGCAGGATGAACGGCGAACTCGAAACCCGAATCCAGGGCATCCCCTGTCGCATCGTCGTGACTGGATTTGCGGGACCCGTGCGGAGCAATCCGAACGTCGACCCGCTGGACGATCCGCACGACTGCGGGGAATTTACGTTTGCCGTCTATGACCGGCGCGGGTATCCGGCTGCATGGCTTGAGCGCATGATGACCGGGGATGATGTTGACAGGATTTATCAGGAGTACACACAATGACCGAAGTAGCAAAAATCGAACAAGGCCAACAAAAGAAGCTGGTTACGCGCATGGCCGAACGGTTCGGTGTCGAAGAAGGAAAGCTGATGACGACGCTCAAAAACACGGCTTTCCGAATCAAGGATGGTGAGGCGACGAACGAGCAGATGATGGCCTTGATGATCGTCGCCGACCAGCAAAAGTTGAACCCGTTCACGAAGGAGATCTATGCATTTCCGGACAAGCAGAACGGCATTGTCCCGGTTGTTGGTGTCGATGGCTGGAGCAGGATCATCAACAGCCACCCGGACTTTGACGGCATGGAATTTTCCGCCTCGGGCAACATGGTAGAAATGCCCGGTGCCAAGCCCTGCCCGGAATGGATCGAGTGCTCGATCTATCGCAAGGGTCGCCGACACCCGATCAGCGCGCGCGAGTATCTGGACGAGTGCTACCGGCCGCCATTCAAGAGCAAAAGCGGCTACGATGTTACAGGCCCTTGGCAGACGCACACCAAACGCTTCCTGCGCCACAAAGCGATGATCCAATGCTCTCGGATCGCCTTCGGGTTCTCGGGAATCTACGACCCGGACGAGGCTGAAAGGATCCAAGAAACCGAGGTCGGTGTGACACCCGCCAGGCCCGAGCGGAAGCCGTACCCGGACGACAAGTTTGACGCCAACATTAACGCGTATCGCAGCCTGGTCGAAGCCGGCAAGAAATCGCCGGATGACATTATCTCGACTATCGAATCCAGTTACACGATGACCGACGAGCAGCGCCAGCGTATTCATAACTTGGCACCGATCGACGGTGAAATTCAGGAGAACATTGTATGAAGACTATCAACCTGGAACAAGGAACCGATGCATGGCTCGCCCATCGGGCCATCACACTTAACGCAAGCGATGCGCCGGCTATGATGGGCGTTTCGCCCTACACTAGCCGGCAGGAGTTAATGCGCTACCTGACAGCATGCGAGGAGCGAGAAATCCCGCCGGGCTTGCAGCGCGTATTCGATGACGGCCACCGCGTCGAGGCCGCAACCAAGCCGATCGCAGAGGAAATCATCGGCGATGAACTGTTCAGCGCGACGGTCACGGACGACGACGGCTGGATGGGCGCATCGCTCGACGGGATAACGATGGACGAGCGCATGATCTGGGAGTGTAAGCAGGGCAGTGAGGAAAAGCTGGCGCTGGCCGAAGCAGCAAAGGTTCGCGAGGACGACATGATCCAGGTACAACAGCAGATGCTCATTACTGGCGCCGAGAAGTGCCTGTACACGGTCGGCGACGGGACTAAGGAAGGCACGCGGTCGGTATGGGTCGAGCCGGACCCTGAGATTCAAGCGCGGATCGTCGCTGGCTGGAAGCAATTCGAAGCCGATCTGGCTGAATACGAGCCGCCAGATGATGCGCCGGAAGCGGTCGCAAATCCGATGGGGCCACTCCCAGCGCTGACCATCCAGGTCGAAGGCAAAGTGCTGGCGTCTAACCTGGACGTATACCGCGACCGGGCACTTGCAGTATTCGCCGGGATCAATACTGATCTTACGACTGACCAGGACTTTGCTGACGCAGAGGAAACCGTGAAATGGTGCGGTGAGGTCGAAAAGAAGTTGGACGCGGCCAAGGAGCACGCACTGGGGCAGACTGCGAGTCTGGATGAACTATTCAAGGCCATCGATGACATCAAGGCAACAGCCCGCCAGAAGCGTTTGGAATTGGACAAGCTGGTCAAACACCGGAAACAACAGGTCCGGGACGAGATTCGCTCCGCCGCCCATCGGTCGCTGGTCGATCACGTTGATAGCTTGCAGCAGCGTACGCACCCGGTCCCTATGCCGATGGTGTCGGCTGACTTCGCGGGCGCCATGAAGAACAAGCGCACGATTCAGTCATTACGCGATTCCGTCGACCAGGTGTTGACCGACGCGAAGCTCGAAGCCAATGCGGTAGCAGATCGGATCGACGCCAATCTTCGCGTTTACCGGGAACTGGTCGGCGATCGCGGTCGTTTGTTCCCAGATCTGAATAATCTGGCACAGAAAGCGCCGGAAGATTTCACAGCCTCGGTCAAGATGCGGTTAGCCGAGGATGACAAGGCGCAGGCCGAACGGGAGCGTCAGAAATCTGACGCCGAGCGTGGGATCGAGGAGCGCCGAGCGCGGCACGAAGCCGAAGAACAGTCCCGGCGCGATGCTGGCAAGTGCGACGGGAACCACGGTGCCCCGACTTGTGATGACCCTGAGTGTTGGCAAAAGCCAGAGCCGAGCAAGACCGACACGGGGGTATGCACCAAGCAGGTAACACTCGTCGCCACCTTCGCCACCGTAGTCGACGAATCGCGCAGCGACGAAGAAATCCGAGCCGCGCTAGAGCAACGGTTGCGCGCCGCCGGGTTCCAGACGCTGCAAAGTGTTGAAGCCCGGTCAAACAAGGAGGCAGCATGACCATCGACGAAATCGCTGGTGTGCAATCGGCGCTGGATGAGATCTGTGAAAAGGTGGCGGCGCTGCTCGACAGGTACGGTGCAGAAAATGCCGACGACTAACGCCCCGCCCGGACATAGCCGCTGCGTCTGCCGCTCCTGCGGCGAGACGTTTTCCGGATTGACCGCATTTGACAAGCACCGCCGGGGCGGCCGCTGTCTGGACCCCGCTGAGCTGGGCATGGAAATCAAGATGGGGGCTAAGGGTAGCTGGTGGGGGCTCCCGGGCAATTTCCGGCCCCGGAAAGGCCAAGAGGTCCGGAGCTACCGAATCGCCCGAAAACGCGATTCTGAGCTCGACCAATGAGCGCGGCGGCCCGATGAAGTGGACGCGACCCGGTGAAAGGATCTGGCTTGTGCTCGGAGCGTGCGCAAGATCGCCGACACGCTCGAGCGCGAGGCCGACGCGGATACGCCCCAGGGCAAGCGCCGGCGCACGCTGGCAATTCGCCGGCTGAGCGAGTACGCGCGTCGGCTGCTCCACCGGACTCAGCTGTGAGCTACCGCGCCACCTCGGACGACTGGAAGGCTGCCCGGCGCCAGGCCGGGCACACTCAGCAGCAGGCTGCCGAGACAATCGGCGTGCCTGTCCGGACGTATCAGGACTGGGAGCTCGGTCGGGGCGCCGCGTATCGCGCGGTGCTCGAGTACTACCTGCTCCGTACGGGACAGCGCGCGTCGTGATTTCTCCCTCGTTATTCGCGCCGCGCGTCTAGTTACCGGCTCTCAGCCACATTGAATTGCACGCGCATGATGCCGCCGTCTATGTGCTCTGGCTCCCCGGCGCTGTCCATGAGCCCGTAAACAGCGGTAGCGTCAATCTCGTCCTGAGTCTTGGACAGCGGCGCGACGATGACCTGTCCGTATTGCCCGATCGTTTGCAGGATCGTTTCGGCGTCATCGCCGGCATATTCTGTGCCGTCCCGGTTCACGCCGATGATTTCGCCCTGTTGGCCTGTCCACTGAATCGGAATGCCCCGGCGGCGCATGTCAACGAACGGCCAGTCTGTGCCTGATATGCGTGTGATGCTCCCCTGAGATTGATTGCGATAGCTGAACCCGGCTGTCTGCCCGAACGTGATTGCAGGCCCGGCAAATACCGACGCGATTCTATGTGTGCCGGATCCTGCGCCGGCAATAGCGCACTTGATCGTGCTGATCGAATCATCAGCCGACAACAAGACGTATGAATTCTGCGGCCGATTCTTGAACCGCGCGATGGTCTGCGAGCCGATCTCTACATCTGCCTCATCCGACCACGTAACCGTTGCGCCATCGGGGAGCGTGTGCCCGATCAACGCCAGCAGACGGACCGTGAATGCGGACCCGGCAGCGAACTCAAAAGACGCGGTATCCCCATCGAATTCTGCATGGGGCGATGGCGTCTGGATCGTGCCGAGATTTTCAATCGGAGGATCAGCAGCAAACGAAGCGCCGTTATCCGTCCACGTCCCGTTGCTGGTCACGCGGTTGTTGTAGGCTAAGAATCCCATTTCATCCCCAGAATGTGCAGGTAACCGGAACAGCCGGATCGCCGTTGCGGATTTGGTATCGTTTGAGGCGTAGAAGTTTTCCGTCTCGCAAGCCCGGCTGGTCATCTTTGACGAAATACAACTTGTCCTGCCTCACGTCAGACAGTTCACCGATGCCGAATATGGCTTCGACAGTGTAGAAGTCCGGCCCGCCAACCAAGTTGCTCACGTCAGTGTCGATGCTGCGCTGCACATCGGCGGGCGAAATCAGTGCCGTTATTTTCGGCGGGGCTGCGGATGCGTCGGCATAGCTGGCCTGAAATAGCTCTTCTGGAGTTAATGGTCCAACATTAGGCGCGAAAGCAACTCCATTCCACTCGTTATTCAGTTCCGAATCCGCGACTGAATCAAGCTGCGTCCACGTTCCGGTCTCGAATAACTGCGCGGCGCCACTGATGTTAAACGGTTTGGCCGAAACAACGCGCGTGCCTTCTGGGTTCGCAGCCAACAATGGATTGGGGCCTAGACCTGTGCTCACTGTATCCGAAAAAGCGGAGCCGTCCCAAGCCTCAGACGCGTCACTGCCAACCAGTCTTGCTAGCACGGGCAAATAAATAATTGATCCGCTCGAAATATCTCCCGCCGTAGAGAGAGGCGCGCTAAACCCACCGGGCGAAACACTAAACGCCGCCAAAGACGCATTCTCAGCAAACACAGTGTTGCTTTTCGGAACGCGGGCGATTCTAGCGTTGTAAGGCGAGGCGGACAGCGTTTCCACCAGCGTTAAATCTGAGTCGTACAGATCCAGCGAGTTGTCGTTTCCTGTAGGCGCCAGGATAAACTCATCGTTTGCGCCGCAGAATTTAACGTCTCGTACGTCCTTTGACGTTGCTTTTGTTTGCGTGACGGTCGGACTACCTGATATGTCGATAATCCGAATCGTGCCCGAGTAATTAGTAACTAAGCGCGACCCATCGCTGGATATGTCGATGCTGCCATTGGCAGTAAGCGCAAAACCAGACTCGGCTAGGACAATTCCGGTGTCTTCCAAATTGGAAAGCTGCCCATTTGCGTAGCTGAATGAAATCAGATTAGCGGGTCCCCCATCCTCACCGACCGAATAGCACGTTGACCCGTCCGGCGTGAACACGAGACCAATCGCTCGGAGAAACGGTGATAGCGAAAGCCGAGAGATTTCTGTGAACGTGCCGTCGGCCACGTCATAGCAGACAATACCATCTTTTGTTCCTTGTTTGCCGACAAATATTACGTGACTCATGGCGGGCTGCTTTTGTGGGGGTGGTCTGCGGGCAGGCTGGCTTCCAGACCCCATTTGTGGGCGAGGTAGCCTTCTATCTTTTGCCGCAGGCTTTCGGCCACGCTTTGATTGTTGAGAACAATCACCTCGTGCACCGGCCCCGCAAGATGCGCCAAGGCCTGCTGAGGGAGCGCCCCTCCGACAAGGCTCTGGTCAAAGGACCGTGTCATCGTGTCGCTACTTGTGGCTTCCGCTCCTCCGTTCACGCGGTTACTGATCTGAGTGCCGTTATGGACGGTGCCCCAGATGATTCGAGTGTCTTGAGCTACAGAGCGAGTAGCTACAACGACCGAACTTTCACTTTGACTCCCGAAGCTGCTTGCGCCGTCGTCTCTGGTGTTGGGAATAAAAACGTCACTCGCAAGATGGTCATTGGCCCCGCCGCTAGTCTGAGTAAATGAGCGAGCAAATCTTGCGGTTCCTGTCGTCCACTCGTACACCACAAACACTGCTTGGCTTGTAAGGGACACGCTCCAGTCCGCGCTGCTTAATGGGTTCCCATTCCCATCAAAAACAACACCCGGCGCGGCGGCGTCAAAGGGTACAGGGTCGGACAGCGGTGTGTGATGTCGGGCGTTCCCGCTCTTATCGTCCCACTGAATGACATCATCTGAGCTGTCCAGCGTGATCGTGCCTGGGTCGTCAGCATCAAGCCAAAGCGCCGTGGTTATATCAGCCGGAGTCCATGCGCTTGAAGTCGCCGTATATTCAAACGCTCCGGCAAGCGTGTCGGACTCGCTGCCCTGTGTTACCAACACATCGACCGTGCCCACTGTCCCTGCTGGAGTCGTGCAGGTAATTTCAGTTGCGCTGACGACGACAATATTCGTTGCGCTCACGCCGTCGAACGTGACCGTAGCCGATGCGCCGGGGTCGAAGTTCTCGCCGGTGATCGTGACCGACGTGCCGCCCGCCGGGTCGCCCGTCGTCGGGCTGATGCTGGTGAGCGATAGGACTGGAGTCGCAGCAGGCCACGGGTTCAGGTTGTCGAAGTTTGCACGCCTTCTGACGCGCCAGTCCTCGATGACGTTGGCGCGCTCTTGCTCGCTGAATTCTTCGGTAATGCCCGCCGTTTCCGATACCCGAAGCGGTCGCCAGTTGCGCGCGCCAACTGCGCGTTCTGTCGCCCGCTCTGCGGGATCGGATTCGAGCGTGATGTTGCCGTCGATGCGGATGCGCTGCGGCTTGCCGTCTACTGTGATGTTGGAGATGGTTACGTCCGGCGTTGCATCAGGGTCGAGCGTCCACAACACCGAACGGATTTGCCCGTCGCGGTCATTCCACCACACACCCGATAGCGAGCGAGCAAACAGGTCCATGACCTCGGCCATAGATTCATTCGCCTCAAGATACCATCCCAGTGCGGGAGACCCTACGGCGACGTCGTGCGCGTCGATAGAGGCTTGATCTACCGCGCCTTCGAGCCCGAGCCGCTCCGCCATATACGGCACTAGATCGGTATAGCTATTCAGCGCGACATCAAGCTCCTCGACCTCGACCTGCAGGATGGTTTGCTGCCCGGTCTGGCCGGGCAGCTTGAAGAACTCCAACCCGAACACCGGCCCATCAGCGACAAATTCGTGCGATGCTGTCCCTTGATCGGAGAGCCTCTGCCA